ACTTACATATGAATTGGTGCCATCGTGTTTAATTTGCAAGTCACCATCAGCACCCAATCTAATAATATCATCATCACGAAGAACAATAGATCCGTTTAGATAAGATGTTCCATTTACATTTAAATCCCCCTCTACTGTAGTAGAGCTGATTCCAGATGGGTTCAATACAAGGTCACCAGATGTTGTGGTAACATCATTTGCAGATAATTGAATATTACCAACATTAATGTTTGTTGGAGTAATCGTGGAAGTATTTGAACCATCAGTAATGTTCAAATCCGATAAACTACTAATAGTGAAGTCTTGGCCACCAAAGTTTACAGTTCCCGCATCTTGGTTGACATAGAAAGCATCACCAACTCTAAAATCACCGCTCTGATCAATAGAAACGTAATATGCACTACCGTTATTGGATTCAATAACTTCATTTGATTGGTTAACTAAAGAAATATCTTGACTAAAATCTTTACCGGATCCAATATGTCCGAAGTTGAAAGCAAATAATCTTAGAGTAGATCCAGGGCCATCAACTGTAACTCCAGTATTTCCAAAGATAACTGCAGACCCGATGGATCTCATTGCAGCTCCAAACTGTTGATAATCGGTAAGTGTAAATCTGGTTGCCGTAGCAATACCAACTCCACTACGAACCCAACGAATATCTTGAGATGGAAGTGATGCATCAATAAATGAAGTACTTCCTGTTACACCATCAAAGTGTAATAGAAGTTTGTCATTACCATCAGAAACAAATGCAGATGTTGTTGGAGTAAAGTTTGAAGTATACCTCGCATTGTTAGAGATTCGTACTTCATCAACATATCCAGAAGTTCCATTAGAACCGTTATATTGAGCTCCAATTACCAAAGGTTTTGAATTTCCATAATCATTAGAGTCTACATAAGTATCCCCCTCTTGAGTTCCATTTAAGAAAAGTTTGGTAGATCCACCAGAACGAGAAACAGCAACATGATACCAAGATCCTGTGGTAAGAGTTGTAGTTCCAGCAATCAGTTCTGTAGAACCATAACTTACTTTAATGACATCGGTTGCTGCAATTCCAATATGAAGTGCGGAATCATCCGCAGCAGCATCTCTTAGATCTAAGATGTGTTGATCTGTTCCGACTCCTGTAAGTCTTACAAAAGTCTCTAAAGTTAGATTTCCAGTTCCAAATCCAAAGTCGGAATTTGATAATACCTTTGCATAATCTCCACTTCCATCTAAAAGAAGAGATGCTGTTCCAAATTTTTCTTGTACTGTAGATAATGATGCATTACCAAAAGCAGTTACAGTTTTACCAGATCTCTCAGATGGTAATTGGAATAATCCCTCACCTTTACCAAAAATAGATGTAAGTCCTACGGCCGCATCATAACTTACAACTGTACCAAATCCAAGAGTGGTTTTATATGAAACGTTTCCACTTGTATTTGCAAATCCAACCATTTGGATTGCAAAGCTATTTGCCTCTGGGGATCCAATGACGCTGTAGAAGCCACTTACTGAAGTTCCAGAAGTAAAGTCTGCAAAAATTCTATCTCCGAAAGATAATCCATGATCGGATTTAGTGATCGTAAGAATAGTTCCATCTTGAGAATAAGTACCAGATATAGAGTTACTATCTAAGTAATAAATCTCGTCATTTGCAGTCGGAGTAGATCCGGTAACAGTACCAGTTTTAATTCTTACATATCCCGTACTTCCTACTCCAACCGTTCCATCATGAGCATAAATTCCTTTGTCCGCAAAATATGTAAAACAGTTTACCCATTCAGTTCTTGCACCATTAGTCATCTCCATTGCAATGTTGTTGGGACAAATGAATGTGCATTCATTGAACAACATTGCGGGTTCAATAGTTGTAACGTCTACTACACTACCATCAATTAATGCTCCTCTACCCGCTTTCCATGAAGAAGGTGGGGAATGTGGTGTATCAAAACCGTATGGATCCGATACTGAAGTTATTGATCCCCTATTGAGAACTGTTACTCTTTGGACATATGGAGAACGTAACTGTGCCTTGCAATTATCCGCAAATTTAAATCCGTATCCAGGTTCGTAGAAATTACCAACAGTTAAATCTTCTACTGTAGTATCTCCATTAAGATGAATCGCATCATTCGTCTTTGTACCTTCAGTTGGTTGAATGAATGTGGCTCTAAGTCCAGATCCTCTTAAAGTTACACCTGCTGGTAGTATGATAGGAAAGGATTCCGTAAAAGTTCCCACACCAACAGAAATTGTGTCTCCGGATGTTGCAAGAGAGACGGCTTGTTGAATAGTTGCAAACGAATTCGTTAGAGAGTCTCCATCATAAGAATCATTTCCATTTACTGTAACATAGTATGTGTTACCAGTGGAAGCAGGTATTAAATTAGTACCATCACCAAGTTTTGCATATAACTCACTAAAATTTTGATTAATTTTTAGAGCGCCTACAAGAAGACTGTCACCGAAACCGTCATTAGGTGATGTTCCTGTGTTAATACCTAGTCTAGACATTTTATGGTTAGATACTATTTCCTAATGGTATTTAGGATCTACCGCCCCATTGAATATCAGGATATGCATCGGAAACATTTTGTTTTGAAATTTTATACTTAGTATCAAGTTTTTTATCTTTGACAAGCATAAGAATTTCAGCTTCAAGAGGATGCAACCCCTCCAGAATACTAATAAACATTGTTTCTCGTTTCATTGTGGAGAGTCTATCATTCCCACCTCTAATAAAATTATAGAAATAAGTATACTCTTTACGGATAGAAGTTCTACCTTGATCCTGAGAGCCAATAGAATTGGAATCAAGTTCTCCCATCATCTCAACCGCTCTATTGATATTATCACTCAGGTTACCTGCACGAACATTCTGTTGGCCAACACTGGCATAAGGTACAAGACCTTCTGGAAGAAGAGAAACAACACTATCATCAAAGTTCCAAATGAATATGGACTTTAGTGAAGGGTGTTCATATTTTTGGAGAACTTCCGCTTTTTTTGCATTTGATTTTTGTTTCGATGCAAGTGCAAGAACTTCAAATGCAAAAGGATTTGCGGGTAGTTCGTCAGAAACTACCCTTGGAATTTTAGTTTGAGTTGACATAAAACTAAGTTCAATTCAGTTGTTATTAATATTTAGATCAGAGTTTGAATCCAGCGAAAGTATCTTTCTTCACGTCTTGTTTGATGCCACCAACAACGTAAGACTCCACTTCTGTCTCCTGTGGTGCAACCTGAAGACCCTTGGAAGAGATCCAGTGTTCAGTCCAAGGAAGAGGATTGTTCTTTGCAGGAATATCGTAGATTGGTTTCAAACCAATCGCCTTCATACGACGATTTGCAATCCACTCAACATAGTTATTAAGGAGTTTGTCATTTAGACCAATCATGGAACCATCTTTGAAGAGATACTTAGCCCACTCCTTCTCCTCATCAACACACTTACGGAAACACTCAGTTACCCAAGATTCTTCCTCTTTAGCAATTTCTTGCATTTCTGGATCGTCGCCTTCGCGCCACTTATTGATGATGTTTTGAGTAATGACAAGGTGCTGATTTTCGTCTCTTGCGATGAGAGAGATAATTTTAGCGGATCCTTCCATAAGCTTGAGTTCACCAAACGCAAAGCTGCAAGCGAACGAGACATAGAACCTGATACCTTCGAGAATATTGACATTGGCAACAGCGCGATAGAGTTTTCTTTTGAGTTCCTTACGGTTTTCTTTGAAGTAACCTGCACCTTCTTGTGCATGGATCCAGTCATTTGAGGTTCCATACTGTTGTGCGGCATTGATGAAATCATTGTACGCTTCAGTAACAGAAGTCGCACGACTCACAATCTTGTCATCATCAAGAATGTGATCAAAGACTTCCGCAGCATCAGGATAAACATTCTTAATAATGTATGTATAAGAACGACTATGAATCATCTCCATAAATCCCCACACTTCCATGCACGCTTCCAACTCGGGAAGAGAACAATAAGGGATGAATGCCATACCAGGGCCACGACCTTGTACAGAATCCAACATGATCTGATACTTCAGGTTAGAAGTAAAAATATGTTTTTGTTCTGGACGAAGTAGTTGATAATCACTACGATCCTTCTGGAGGGAAACCTCTTCAGGTCTCCAGAAGTATCCGAGTTGTTGTTGGGTCAGTTTATCAAATACTGGATACTTATAGTGATCGTAACGTTGCAAACCTAGTGGTTGACCAAAAAACATTGGTTGTTTGCGGGTATCAACATCGGTGCTGGTGTTGAATACGGTCATTCCTTCTACCATTTGAAACTCCTTTTGTATACTAGATTTTGCAGCTTTCACAATCTTCCTCACTGGACTCCATAATTTGTTCAAGTAATTTGTTTAGTTGATCTTTAGTAGTGTCCTCCTTGACTTCATCAGTCTTATGATCATATGTATTCTGATAATAACTTGTCTTCCAACCAAACTTATAAGTTCTTAGAAGATCTTGTGCCATGACTGAAGTGGGAACTTCATTATCGGGATAGTTCTCTGGGTTATATGACCAGTTGCCACTAATAGCCTGGTCAAAGAACTTTTGCATCACAGCGACAACATTAATATAACCAGTGTTATCAGACATATCCCAAAGAAGAGTGTAATTGTTCTTAAGGGTATTGTATTGAGGAACGATTTGTTTGAGAGGGCCTTTTTTTGATTTCTTAACGGACAGGTATCCCCTAGGAGGCTCAATGCCATTGGTGGCATTTGACACAACGGAACTGCTCTCCGATGGCATCTGTGCGGACAGTGTTGAATGTCGTAATCCAAATGTTTGAATCTCGGTGCGTAGAGTTTCCCAATCATACTTGTACCCTGGATTTGAAATTTCGTCTACATCTTTTTTGTAAGTATCAATAGGAAGAAGACCTTGTGCATATTTTGTACGAACAAAATCACTACATGCACCTTTCTCCTTAGCAATCTGATTTGAAGCTTTTAAGAGGAAGTATTGGAATGCCTCAGTTAACTCATGAGTAATGTCCCAGGCTTCTTGAGAATCATACTTTACTCCATGTTTTGCAAAGTAGTGTGCAAGACCAATGTACCCAACTCCCAAAGAACGACGAGACTTAGTAGCCAACTCTGCAGCAACTACAGGGTAATCTTGATAGTCAATTAATTCTTCAAGACCACGAACAGCAAGATCGCAAAGTTCTTCAAGATCATCAACTTCTCTAATTTTACCGACATTTACCGCAGAAAGAATGCATAGTGCAATTTCTCCATCAATTCCATCAATGTGTTGAAGTGGTTCTGTGGGGAGAGTGATTTCTTGACAGAGATTACTCATCCACACTTTATCAATAAAAGAACTATGGGAATTACAATGGTCAATGTTCATGATATAAACACGACCAGTCTCTGCACGTTCTTTGAGAATGTCTAGAATAAGTTCTTGAGCCCTGACAGTTTTTCTTGGAATAGACTGATCTCGTTCTGCAGCCACATAGAGATCGTCAAACTCAGGAAGCCCAAAAGCATCAGATACCTCTTGAACATCATGAGGTGAGAAGAGGGACATCTCTTCGTCATTGATAAATCTTTCATAGAAAAGTCTGGAGAATTGAATTGAATAATCTAATTTACGAACACGGTTATCTTCAGTTCCTTTATTGTTCTTCAGTACG